TTCGCTTCCTTAGTGGAGACCCCAAGAGCGGCCCCCAGTCCCGCGAACGCGGCGCCGGCGGCGATGCCGATGGTTGCGAATGAACTGCCCGCTTTTTGGATTGCCGATTGGGCTTCCTTAATTCCGGCCTGCAACTCCGACAGGTCTGCGCCAATGTCGACAACCAGTGTCCCTAGACTTTCAGGCATGGTCCACCTCGAGCTCGCGCGTGTCCTCCGGCGGTCCTATCGGGTCAGGGACCGCCGCGGCGGCCGCCGCGAGGAATGCCTCTGGCGTGGCAAAATCCGTGGCGCGAATGACCTGCGGTTTGGGCTCGTCGAGGAGCATCGCCGGGGTGATGGGAGTGTTCGACCAAATGCTGAGTGCGTGCGCGACTTCCCAGGCCCTCTTTTTCATGTCGCGTTTCTCCTGCCGCGTCTTCGCAATCATCGCGGCACGCACCTCGCCGAGCGTCAGCTTCCAGAAACGCTCGGGGTCGATTCCGGCGTCGATGGCCCAGACGATGAGGAGCCACCACTTGGTATGTCCGTGCTCGTCGACGAGGGACTCGGTGCTTTTTTTTCGAGGTCGTCCGGATCCTCGATCTCCCCCTCCTTCGACGTTTTCTTCTCGCCGACCTGCTCTTCGAGTTCGTTGGCCTGCCACGCCATGATGCCTTTCATGATGGCCTTGCCATATCCGAGCAGGTCCGCGCTGCGAGGGGACATCAGGTCGGAGACCAGCTGCTGCGTGACCTTCTTGTAGCCGCGCTCGACCATCCCGCAGAAGATGCCGGCATGGCAGAAGGTCACGGAGAGGATGATCGATCCGATCTCCATCTCGGTCTTGCCGCCGAGGTGACCGAACACGGACCCGCCGCCCAGCATTTGCTCCATTCGACGGATGCTGCCGTTGTTGAATCGCAGGGTGTAGGACTTGCCGTTGTCCAGCTTGATTTCGACTTCACCACGGAGGGGATTGCCAGCCACGAGGGGCTCCTGTCGCCCCTGAGAGACCAGACGGCGCGCGCGAGCTGGGGCAGACCTGCAGCGCGCCCGCGATTACGCCTGAGCGGTCGAGGTGAAGGCGCCAGTCATCTTCACCGTGAATTTGAAGGTGACCTGCTTCTCGCCCGGGATGGCCTCGGGCGCGCCGGTGACATAGCCCTGGCCCTTGTGCTCGACGTAGCCGCTACCCGCGGTCGGGCGGATGCGCCAATACTTCTTGGCGCGGGCCATGAATGCCGCAGTCACGAGCGCCTGGCCGGCGTCGCCTTCCTCGAAGTTCGCGTCGACGTCGCACTTCGCCGACATGCGCCCGGGCATCATTTCCTCGAATGCGCCGCTGTCGTTGTCGGTGATGTCGATCTCTTTGACCGAGGGATCCCAGTTCGCCGAGGTCACGCCACCGATCGCGTAGTAGGTGTTGCCATCGGCTGAAATCTCAACGGTTGCTTTTCGTCCTTCATTCGGATCGGCCATGGTTTCCTCGCAGGCGCCAGCGGCGCGTTAGATGGGCAGCCTCACGGCGGCGTAATACAAATCGGCCTCGGCCGAGCATTCGACGATGACCACGCCGTCGGAGGCGCGGTTGAACAGGTGCCTCGGAGACGTCGGAGCCACGATCGAAAAGCCATCGTTCGGCGTCGAGAAGGCGGGGACCGTCACGCTGATATCGCCCGTTCGTGCGTCCTCGTCGGCCACGCTCTTGACGGTGACGGTGCGAGTCGCGGCGTTGCAGTTCTTGCAGAGCAATATCGTCTTGCCGTCGTTGATGAACGAGTTCTTGGCTGTGAGCGTCGCGGCGGTCCAAGTAATCGTGTCGATCTTGCTGCGCGCTGCAAGGTTCTGAACGGGGATGTTGGTTTCGCCTGCCATGGGGGCTCCTTACAGTTGCGGGAATCGAAGCGCTGCAAAGCTCAAATCGGTGTCGACCGTGACGGTGATGCTGACTTTCCCGAGTGCGCCGTTCCAGGATTCCGGGTTGAGCAGCGGCGCGACCGCGACGCCGTCGGCCTCGCCGGTCTTTGCTGGGACGGACAGCACCAGATTGCCGGTGCGGCCGTTTTGGTTCGTCACACCGACGATTGTCACGTCGATGGCGCCGGCGCTCTTGTTCTTGCAAACCAGGACCGTGCGGCCGTCGTTGTACATGAAGTGGTCGTTGGTCGCGTCTGCAGCTGTGAACACCGCAGGTGTGAGGCCCACTCCGCGCAACACGTTCTGAACCGGGATCTCTACGGGCGTCGGCATGGCTCACTCCTGTTCGTGTCGCCACTGTGCACGACGGTCGGAGTGCTTTGCCATGATGGCGGCGCTTGGTGCGCAGAAGAGCGATCAGAATTGCTCGTGAGCGTTCATCGTGACGTAGAAGCTGAACTGGTGTCGGCCGTCCTCATCTTCGCCGAGGTACATCGGGCCGGCCTGCTGCACTGAGATGCCAAAGAAGCCGGTGATCGCGGCTTGGTGGCAGGCCGCCCATACGGCCTTGGCGAGCGTCCTGCCGTTGACGTACTCGCCGGTGGCGCTGCGCACGCGCACCTGCACCGTGTAGGGCACAATGGCCTTGCCGGTGCCGAGCTCGTCCTGTGGGGCAGGCCCGCCGGTCTGGAGCACGTATACGCACGCGGCCTCTTGCGCTCCGCTCGCCGGGCGCATTGGACCCTGAAAGAGATTGGTCGCGACGGTGAGGCCGAGACCTGCGGACGCCAGGTAATCGCGCAACGCTGTCTCTGGTTCCGTGCTCATGTCAGTTTCAACCTCGGGCCCTTGCCGGTGCCGCCGCGCGCCTTGTCCTCTTTTCTGTGGCCGCTACCTTCGTTGCTCGGTGAAGTCGGCGCTGTCTTCGCGACGCTGGAGAGAGTGACGCCGGCCTCGAGGTTCTGCTTGGCGCGTTTGGCGAGGCGCTCCTTGTAGCCGTTCTTCGTCTCGTCGAGCGGGTCTTTCAGGTACATCGCCTTGCCGGGCGGCTCATGGTGCACCTCGGTCTTTTCATGGACGTAGACGGCGTAATCGGTGCCATATCCCGCCTGGGCTGTCGGGTTGTTGAGATTGTCCGGAGGCGCGACGTAATGCGACCTGCGCAGCGTGCCGTAGTCGACGGGCACCTGCTTGACCGAGCGCGCCTCCAGGTCGAGCGCCTCCTGATACACCGCCGCGGCGATGGCGCCCTTGATCTTGTCCTGTTTCTCGGAGAGCTTTTTGAGCACTTCCTCGATGCCCCGGACGGTGACGGTGAACCCTTCGCTCACAGCGCTATCTCGTAGAGCGTCTGTCCGCCCGCCAGCGGCGTTGCGCTCGCGATTGCCGCTGGGCGCTTCGATGCCCTCGTCAGGGTGGAGTCTGCGCCCGGGAGCCAGATTCGATCCTGCTGCCCGATGGCCTCGTACGTGACGATCTTGTGGTTGACCTCGATCTGGGTGCCGTCGGGAGACCGCACCGTTGCGAAGGCGCTCTCGACGCGGCACTTGACCGCGCGCTTCGTCGCATACGTGGACTGACCGGAGCCGTCGACGCCGGAATAGGCGGCCACGTAGATCGTGTGGATCATGCGGCCGGAGAGGTTCACGCCTGCACCAGACGGCGATACGGGGCCAGCAATGACGCGACCATCGCGGGTATCTCGCGGTCGAAGTAGCTCACCGACGAGCTCAGGGTCTTCTCGCTCTGCACGCGAGGATCGACGCCGCGGCCAGCAAAACGGGCGACCACGAGCTGGATGACCGCGTCCTCGATCTCATCCGGCAGGTCGCGCGTGAGTGCGGGCGGGCCTGCGGTCACCTGGCCTGGGCACACATAGCCGCCTTTGTACGTCACGACGATGGACTTTTCCTCGCTGTCCGGCGCGCCATCGCCGGCGATGTCACCGCCGCGAATTAGAGCCGTCCACGGCCAACCGCCACTGGCCCAAATCAAGCCGGCGTCGGCGCTGGCGATTGAATAATCGCTTGAGCTCAGGGTCGAGCCGTTGACGGTGATCGACGTGATGGACTTGACGGGCGTGCGCTCGAGCACGAGGTGCGCCGTGCCATAGCCGGCCTGATACTCGACAATGGCGGCGTCGTACGAAAAGACGCGATGGCAGTAGCGCTCCACGAACGAGCTCGCGGACTTGCACAATCGCTCGATGTGGGTACGGTCTTCGGCGGCAACGGTGCCGAACTCGCCGACGAGGTTCGCCCAATCAAGCAGCGCCGTCACTGGCAGCGTCATGGGACGCCTCTACTTTCGGCCGTTCTTCTTGTCGGCCTTCGCCTTGTCGGCCTTGGTTTTCTCGGCGGCCGCCTTGGCCTTCGCTTCGTCTTCCGCTTCCATCTTCGCCAGCTCGACCTTGTCCGCGAGGCTCATGGCCGGCGCTGGTATGATGGGCTCAACCGCGATGGCTTTCGTCACAGGCGGGCCATAGGGGCGCGCGTACTTGTCACGGATGAGTTGCTCCGCAGTCGCCTGCGGAAACGCGATGGTGTCGCCTGGGAAATAGGAATGCCAGCTCTTTTCAAAGGTGACGTTTTGTCGGGCCATGGCGGCCTCCTAATGAGGGGTGGGTGCTGCGCTCGAGCGCGAGCGGGCTAGACCGCGGGCAGGATCTGCGCGCCGCCGAGAACGCCCACGGCCGTCCACAACGCCGTGTCCGTGCCGCTCGCGTCCAGGTTCGGCGTGATGTCGAAGCGCACATACTTCTTGCGACTCTTGAGGTCCACGGCGATCTGGGTCGAGCCCCAGAACACCGTGGAGCTCGTCGCGATCAACAATGTGGTTGCTGCCTGCACGACCTCGGCCGGGCTGCTCCACGTGCTATGATCGTCAGATTCGACCATCTCGACGGCGAACGTTAGCAGCTTGGTGTTGGTCAGATTGGCAAACGCGGCGATGGCGAGCACCATCGAATCATAGCCGGCGCGGTCGAAATACTGACCGGTGATCTTGGTGTTGTCGCCGTTGCCGCCTGCAGTCAGGATGGCGGGCACCGCACCATAGGCCGAGGCGCCGGCGCAGACACATTTCACGTGGGCGTCGAGGTCGGTAACTGGATTGAGCATCGGGAATCTCCTGGCCGCTCGCGGCGGCTAAACTGGTTCAACGGATGTGGTCGGCACCGTGGCCGAGCCGCCGAAGGTGAAGACGGGAATGAGCATGCACTTGTCGGGTGTCGTGCCGCTGAGCACCGGCGTGATCTTGAGGCGCATCCAGCGCTTGTGCGCGGAGAAGTTGATCGGGTAGCCAAGGATCCCGCTCTCATTGGTGCCACCGCTACCGCCCGTGGCAACCGCCACCGCTCCGGCATTCAGCGTCGCGACCGCGGTGTACCCGGTGAGCTCGCTATCGGACTCCTCGAGCGCGATGGTCAGCTTCAGCGTTGCGGCCTCGGCGAGAGCCGCCGCATAGGCCACTCCGGCGCCGCCGGACGAATAGCCGAAACAGTCGACAGCGGGGCCGGTGAGCATCGCAGAGTCAGCGATGGCCGGAGAGTCCTCGCTGATAATCGAGCCAGTCCAAAATGCCGTATCCGTGTTATCGGCGCTGAGCTCAGGAGTCACATAGAGCTTGACGTACCGCTTGATCCCAGTCGTCGAGATCGGCAACACGAGCGAACCGGACTTGTTGCCGGCACCGGTGCTTACCACTCCGGTCGACAGGGTGTCGCCGAACTTCGTGTAACCGCCGCCAGACGTCGCACAGTCGTAGATGTCCACGTTGAGCGAAAGCGTCTTCGCCGCGGTGAGCGCTGCGCACCAGCCAACAACCGCGTTGAGCACTTCCTTGATCGTCGCCCCGAGGTCGACATATGCGCTCACCACTTCGATGCCGTCACCAGCGCCTCCGGCAACGACCAGCGTGGGCACACCGGCTACGTTCGAATATCCGGCGGCAGCCACTGTCTTTGCGCCGATGTCAACGCCGCCGGTCGTCACGAGAGCCGGGACGCCGGCCGCGTCCTGCGAATACCCGGCTATCGCTGCGTCCAGTTGCCTGCCGGCGTCAGTCATCGGTGTGATCATCGTGCGTCTCTGGCCCCGCAAACGAGGCGGCTAGGGTTGGGGGTTCGCCTCAACTATGCGCTCAGACCCCACTCGACCTGGTCGAGCATGGCGACTTCTTTGCCGCGCATACGGCAGCCAAAGTCCTCGAGCGAGATGGCGCGCATGACCGTCTCGTCCCGGCTGACCGCGCTCACGACGCTCGAGCCGTCGTAGTAGGAGGCTTGGTCGAACACGTCGACGATCATGGTCTCGTTCTCGGCGATGATCGGGTATTCCTTCGAGCAGAGATAAATCTCGCTCTGGTCCGTGCTCATCGCGTCGGAGATCTGCGAGGTCACGAAGTACGGCAGGCCCCAGAACTTCCCGCCCGCCATCTCCTGGCGGAACACGAACGTGCCGGCGAGGTCGGTGCAGGCGTTGGCCTGGCGATAGCTGCGGGGCGACAGGATGAAGAAGCAATTCTCGACCGGGACGTCGTTGGCCATGAGGTTGGTCAACAACATGTTGACGTCGAGGACCATCTTCGCGAGCGTGTTGCACGCGGCGGTGCCGTGCTCGATCATGTCCGCGAGGGTCGCCCAGGCGCGCAGGCCACGGGGCTCGTTTTCAGTGCCCAGCGAGCGGATAAACGTCGCATCTTCCTTGAGCCGCATGCAGCGGATCAGGTCGTTGCGGATGACGTTGTCGGCCCGGGGCCCACCGCTACGCAGCAGGTCGTTGCTGATCGGGACGAGCGCCGCGAGCTTCTTGTCAGAGAGCTGCAGCTGGCCGAGGGCGGGCTGGCTCTTCGTGATATTGGTGCTCTCGCCTACCCAGTATGCCGTCGAGCCGGTGCTGACGTATGACTGAGTGTAACTGCCTTTCATTGGCACCACCTGAATACCGGCCTTGCGGACGATGGTGGCAGCCGACAGGAGTTCGATCACTTCATCGGCGAAGGTCCCGGGAAGCATCGCGCCGCCGCCGGCGATCGTGCTCTCGCCCATGGCCTTCTCGATCTCGCCGATCATGAACTTGTTCTTCTGGCGCTTGGCGTAGTCGAGGAGCTGGACGCCGTCGCGTTTGGCGCAGGCGACGTAGCGCAGGAGCGTGCCGACGTTATTGGCGCCCTTCTCGGCGTCCTTGCCGTCGAGACTCGCGGCTGCCTGGCCGGCGCCGACGTTGTATTGGCGCGCGACGGGCGCATTCTTGGCCGCCTCGGCCGCAGCCGCCTCGGCTTTCTTGCGCTCTTCCGCAAGCAGTCCACCGGCGATTTC